TTTAGAGCTTCAACTCCGCCATTTATTCTTTCTCTTTTGAATTTAGATGACACAAGCAGCAACCCCTAATGTCTTTCTCAATGCCAGATATCTTTGCCCATAAGATGTTGAGCCATAATATGCATCCCCCTGATTATCAGGAATATGTTTTGCATAAGCAACAGATACCCCTTCCACTGACTTACTGGCAATAGCTCCTACAGATTGCGCAGATCCAGCTGCTGATTTATTGGCTAAGGCAATATAATGGGCAGTCAAATAATATAGCCCAAGATTATACTTTGTTCCCCAATATACTTCATTAATAATTATTACAGAATCTGCAATAAATAATTCAATTCTTGCATCAATTTCTGCATCAAATTCTGGGAATCTAATTTTAAAATCAGCAGCAGCAATAGACATTCTGACCCCTATGTTTTAATTTTTTTTACCAGCTTGGCATTTGCAGCTTTCAACTGTTCCATATCTGCCTGGAGCTGCTTAATAATTTCTGCTTGTCCTGTGAGTTGGTCCCCTTGATCAGTAATAATTCTATCACTTTTTTCCATCTTCTCATTCTGGGCTTTAATCACCCGCTGTGCTTTGTTGAGGTGATCATTCTTCTCTTTGGCTTTCTCTGCCTGAATTTTATTTTCAGCAGTCAAAGCTTCTGATTTCACCACAATCAAGTTTCTCTTCTGGTGGGCTTTTGCAGCCAGATTGTTAAAATATCTTTCTATACCATTTTCATTTACTTGATTATAGCCAGGAAACAATCTTAGGCTTGGCATGCCAATCGCCTTTAGAACAATGACTGCTTTCTTTTGATTATTGATTACCATTGATATATCCTTTATTTTTTTATAAAAGGGATCAAGGATCTGACCCCTTTTATTAATTATAAGTTAAATGCCATCTGCATATCGCGCTGAACCAGGATACCGGAACTCAACCCCACCAAGTTTGAACTCCCCTGGCACCTCAAACCCTCTGCCTTTTCTCTGTGGCTCAGTAAACCGAAGCGGCATGGGAACATGCATAACCACTTTGTCCATATCTTTATCATAGGCCATCATGCGGTCAGTAGCACCTGAACCTGCGCCCGCGAGCTCAGAAATAGGGACAATATCTGCCGCTGAAGAAAGATACGGGCTATTAGTAATCAGCCACTGTAGGATGGTAGTATCACTGTTTTCACTCCTTGGTGTACCAGCAATATAATTCCATTGACTGGTAGGCAGCAGAAGGGTGCTGGGCCTTTCAACCTGAAGAGTATCAACAAAAATATCTCCCATGAAATCATTGATGTCAAAAAGAATTTGACCAGGAGTTTTATTGACCCATTCTGTGCCACTGCCTGGGTTAACCACAGTTGCGGCAGTTATGTTGGTGTTATTGAGAAAGCCAGGCAGGTTATGCGTAGTATCCCCATTCATGGCAGTTCTTTGTGCAAGCTCTTCATACGCGCGCCTTGCCACATTAGACTTCAGCGGAGCCAGTGCTCTTTTAAGCTGTATGGCTTGCCGAAGCTCCTCATCAGAATACTCATAACCAGTAGCCCCAAGCTCTACAGGAACAGTAATCTTGTCTGTTCCAATTTCTGCAATAGGAACATTCAGAGATTTAGTCCCAACAAACTTAGCAACTGCCCTGCCATCCATGAAAAAATATGTTACTGATTCTGCCCATTCTCCAGCCTCATTGGAAATTGGGATTATGCTGTTATAAGTAATTGCTTTATATTTCTTCTCAAACATCTTACTCTCAATATGAGTAAGTTGAGAGAGAAGAAAAGCCAGCCCAGTTGCTGTGTCATAAAATTTCATTTGTCTCCCCTTTGTTGAACATTAAATGGTTAAATTATGCTACTGTAGCTGTTGGTGTGCTTACTATCAGCCAGTTTGTACCATCAGATATCATCACAGCAGAATCAGCACCATCAAAAGTGATTGTGGTTCCATCAAGAAAAACTGCTGGAGTGATAACTTGATCCCCGCCATCCACCAGCATTTTCATGGTGACTTCCTGACCAGAATAACCAGCAGCGATTGCTCCAGTAGATGCTCCAATTGTAGAATCAAAAATGAATATATCTACATCAAGGGGCATTACAGCAGTTGTAGCAGCAGTAATGGTTACAATTGCCTTGCCTTCTTTAGCAATTACTTTCCATGAAGATCCTGAAAATTGTAAAGTGAAAGAGCTGAAAACATCTGTAAGTCTTAGTGTTACACCAATGGCCAAATTTGCTGGAGTGATTATACAATCACCACCATCTACAGTCATCATGATCTTTTTGATCTGGCCTTCAGTACCATCTGCAAGACTTGCTGCCATTGCTCCCAGGGTAGTATCAGCATAAGTAATACTTGTGGCAACACCAACTACTGCAGTTGTTGCAGTGATTGTTTCTGAGCTATCTGGAGAGATAAGAACCCCAACCCCAGGTGTATTAAGTTTGACCTTTGCAATCCCACCAGCAGCAGTAGTGGTCTCAAAAGATGCACCTACAATCAGCTCTGCATCTGCCCCGCTCGCATCTTTACGGAACCTTCCAGTAATATCCAATGGAGCTGTATCAGCAGTGTGCCTGAAGTAAACTGCGTCACCTGGCACAACACTCTGTTCTGTATACACCCAGATCTCTCCAAAGTCTATGATATTCATCTCCCTGTATTGGGAATAAAGATGAAGATCACTGGCATTTTCAGACCAGGCAGTTGTGTACTCTGTTATACCCAGAAAGCCTTGACTTCCAGCAGTAGGTAATTTTGCTTGATTATCTGCTGTCCCTCTTACAACTGCCCTGCCAAAAGGGATATCCCCTGCCTGTGCCACTTTTGAAGTAATATTAATTAAGCCAAGATCCACTCGCTGGCCTTCATAAGCCACACTGTGTTCTGCTTCATATGCAGTCTGTACTGGCATTTCACTCTCCTTATATTAATAGTTATACAATTGTTCTAAACTAAATTAGTTGGTGATTATTCTTCTAAGCCAAGCTGATCTTTCATGTATGCACCCCTGGCAGATTCACGGGTGACTTTGTTTCCATCTTTGTCTTTGATAAAATCTTTTCCAAGGTTATCAATGGACTTGTCTGCTTTTGCTCCTTTTTTTATTGCCATATCAAAAGCAGCATCAATGTACTCTTTTGATTTACCATCCAGCTCCATGTCTGGCAGAATGTAATCAATAACTGCTGTTTTGATTTCAAGAGGACAATCTGTACACTCAGGCATTTTGTCACCCAGAATGACTTTTGCAGTAGTCAGCAGCTCTGCCCGATCAGCAATAAGCTTGTTAAGATCTACATCTGATACTTTCTCTTTCTCAGCTGCATCTTTTTCAGCTTCTGCCTTGTCTTTGTCTGCCTTCAACTTCTTCTTTTCTTCTTCAGTTTCTTCTTCTTTTTTCTTAAATTTCTCAAATTTGGCATCCCAAGTTGCCTGCTGATTTTCAATAGCCTGTTTGAGCTGAGCATCCTCAATATTATACTGGATGCCATCAATTGTAATAAACATAAGTGTCTCCTTTTCTTTTTGATCCATTGTTAATTTGCATGATGGCCCACACCGACCAGCATCTACTATTGCCAGATGATTTGCCCTAATTTGGGTCTGAACAAATTCATATTTATCACCATCAAAAGTCCCTGATTCTTTCTTCAATTGATTAGAATAGCCAACTGATACTTCAACTTTTCCATTATTGGCTTTTCCAATTTGGCTTTTATCTGTTATTGTTACAATACCAGATAGCCCATCTGATTCTTTTATCACTTCAGATACCTGCCCTTTTTGCAGGGACTTAACATTATCTATAGTAACAAAACCAGATGGGTGATCATCAGTGACTACAAGATTGATAAAGCTTTTTACACTATCTGGGTGAAAGACTTCTTCTGGCGAGCGAAGTATCCCAATTTTCTCATGGGCTCTATCCTTCACCCCCATCTCAGCACCAAGATAATATTGAACACCTGTACGTGCCAGCTTAACAGGCGCAGTCAGAAAGCCTGTAGTCTTATCTATCTTAGGACTTAAAGGCTGACTATCATCAATTAAAAGCAGAGATGGCATATTAATACCCCAGTATATTCAGTTCAGAAATGGTTGCCTTAGCACCTCCATCAGCTTCAGATAAAGCCACCAAGCTTATATATCGCGCAGCCCGCGCGAGGAATGGGGCAAACTGTTCATCTCTGGTTTTTGTTAATTCTCCAGTGGTAACCTCATCCCAATTGACTCCATCCATGCTGACATAAAAGGTATATGCCAGTATGGTTCCACTCCAGTCCCAAGAGGTGCCTTCATCCTGGCGTGCAGTATAATAAAAACCACTAACTGTATAAGTAGTTCCCAGATCAATCTGAATTTCATGGGGGTGGCCTGCACCAGAACCCCAGTGGGTATTTACATCCCCGTCAATCACCAGCCGGGCATATTTCCCATTGTTTGTATCTTCACTACTTACATGAAAAATTTTCCAATCAGCCTGAGAAAGCTTTGAAGGTTCAACTTCTTCTTCTATCCCGCAGAATAAATAAATATTCTGTGGAGTTGGAATGCCCCGATAAAACTCCAGGGATTCACCCCATTTACTCCAGGCTCCTTCATCATTACCTGCTGCAACAGCAGCAACATACTTACCATCACTAAGATGATCAGCATTGTAATATAGCTGGACCTGGCCTTCTCCAATGGTTCTGATTTCAGCATCTAAGGTTTCACCATTGAGCTCAATCCTGTACTTTTTTACAACATCCCCAGATTGAGGGTCAGCAGTCAAATAATCTGCAGAACTTACAGATCCCATGAATAACAGTATTGTCACTAAGATAAAAAAATTTTTAAACATAATTCTCCTTTTTAATATTCAGTTATTGTTAATATGCTTCTTTCTCTGCATTTATAATTGCAGTTTTATATTCATTAGGAAGCTTTAAAAAAGTTACTGCTTTTTTTGCTGCTTCCACCAGATCAAACCAGAAGTTTAGCCCCTTCTCTCGCATATATTCAGTATCATTTAGGCCAGCCAGTCTCCTACATAGCTTACAATCCATAAATTTTCTCCAGTTCTTCTCTGCTATATATATTTTCATCAATTATGATAGCACTTCTATTCAGGATCACAGTATAATCAACTACATCAAATCCAGCATTTGGATCTAATATAGCATCATAATCATTAGATACTGCCCATCTACCTAAATCAGAATAATTCACTTTTAAAATATTTTCAGTTGCCTGATTGAACTCTTTTAATTTCTCTCCAGATAAACTTTCTGCAATGCCTGCTCTTGTTTCTTCAAAGTCATTTTTATCCAGGACCATTTTTCTTTTTGCTTGGGCATAATCAATTATATTTGCATCTTTTTTGAAAGTCATCCTAACAACAGACTCGCCATAATCTTCAGTTATAGCCAAAGCATTTGCAATCTCTTCATCAGAAAGATTTTTTGTAGCAGCAGCATAAGTGCCATTCCCATCTACACCTTTTCCAATATGGTATTTTTCTCCTGATATTAAATCTTGAACATCTTTCTCTCTTCCAGTGGCCCGGAACATAACTTTCTTATTCTTTCTGGACTCTTTTGTAAAATCTTTTTTATTCAGGATAGTAGGCAAGTCATCAGCCCCACTTTTTTCCAGCATATCTTTTAATGCAAAATCTTCAGTTTTGCTCTGATCTATCTTTTTTGCCAATCTTTCTGCTGTACTCGCAGACATATTCTCTGCTTTAATTTTTTCAAAATCTATTTTTGTCTTACCAGTTTCTGTTTTTATTCTTGGTTTTTCTACTGGTTTTTTTACTGGTTTTTTTACTGGTTTTTTTACTGGTTCTTCATCTGCCTTGATGATGGGAGAATAAGAGCACCTACAGTTTATATCAGTTATCCCTGGCTGTATAAATTTTTGAGCAGTCTTTGACCAAGCACCTTTTTTCAGCTCAAATTCATCACCATCCAATTCAGCATGACTCTTTCTTACTCGCTCATCTTTTGAAGACTTATAAATGCCCTTGGTGATCCCCAGACTTTCTGACCGCCTGAGTATTATCTGAGAGTTGATTGTCTGCACTTCATTTCTCGCTATTGTCTTGATCCTATTAGCCAGCTTGCTATTGGCTCCTGTCTCTGATATTATCTCTTTTTCAATTGTAGAGTATCTTGCTCCACTTACTACACCATTATTGACTATAATTTCAACTTGCTTTAAATATTCTTCAGACAAAGATTTTATCAGACTAACATTTCTGTTTATGCTTACTGCTATAAAATCTTCAAGTCCTTCAGTAGCAATCACACTTCCCAAATCAACTCCAGTTGCTCTTTTCACAGCCCGATCAAATCTGCTTTTGCTGGCTGCACCAACTTTTTGAACCATCTGAGAAGCTGCTGTCTCTGCGAAACTGGCAGTGGCAACCCCAGTAAATGTGCCATTCAACTTCTTGAATATAACTCCTAATTGATCTCCAAAGCCATCCATAACATAACTGGGTTGCTGAGCTTTTAAATAATTACGAACTTGCTCTCTCACTCCAAGTGCCAAAGCTTTGCCAAGTTTATTGAGTTGCTTCTGGTATTGTCTTTCAATCCCCTTCTGGCTTTTTATAGGTGGTATTTTTTTAATCACTATAATGCAACCTCAACAAAAAAAGAACTTTTAACAATTGATTTTTTGCCATCCCCACCAGTTGCTACAATGTTATACCTGTGTGTACCAATCATAGTAGGGATGTAATCATAATTATACAAGCCAACTTCAACTTTACTAACAGTGGCAGAGTCAACAATAATCACCCCATTTGACTGGCGGATGCTGATCTTAACAAATGCCGGATCAACAGCTTGCCCAGCCACATTAGTGATGACTTCCCCTAAATGTATTGTTTCGCCTACTTGAAATGACATGATATTATTCCTTATGTCGGATCTGCTTGCTCATAGTCAAAGGTGGGTACAGTAACAGTTCCACCATTTGTAAGCGGCTGCTGGGTGCAGGTAGTCACAAGCTTTATAACTCCAGCAAGAGAAAGCACTACATGATTTGCATTCTGTGTTCCTGCTCCATCAATAGCAATATCTGCTTGTTCAGCTACTGCAATTTTTCTGCCATCTACATCCCCATCACCTATCACATAATCACCAAGGCCGTCACCAGCAGTCAGGGTAACATGCGCCAGGCTATTTGTTAAATCTGTAGGAGTTGCCACATCACTACAGACATCCAGCTGTGTGGCAGTTGCAATTTCAGTTAACCCTGCATCTAATACTGAATTAGGTAATGCTTTACTCATTTTTTTTGCCTCCCACTTTATTTATTTTTGTAGTCCCTTTTATGCTTTGGACCTGAAGAGTAACTGGCTTTGGCTTCTGTTCTTTCCTTTCCATATTAACATACCCCTCCTGTTTGGGTTAAGTTTATATTGTATTCAGTACTCTGTGTTAAGCTTATATCATATTCAGTAGCCTGTGTCAATGTTATGCATATCAGGCCAGTAGCTATATCAAACTGAATATTATCAATTACTCCACTTGAAATTAAATCATCAATAGCCAATAAATTTTTTTGAGTTAAAGCAACCCCATCAAGCTGCCCTGCTGATAACACCTCATCTACTGACAATATATGTTTCTGTGTAGGGTCAATATTATCAATAGTCCCTACAGATATCATATTGGCTACTGTAAGCAGAGTGGATAAAAGCAATTCTATATTATCAAGAGTTCCCGCTGATAGCAGGGACTGGACAGCAAGAAGATGTTTCTGTGTAAGATCAGCAGTATCAAGCTCTCCTGTGCTTAATAAATCTTGAATTGCCAGTATGTGTCCTTGTATAAGATGCGGACTATCCAGCACCCCTGCACCTGATAAATCTTGAATTGACAATATATGTTTTTGTATAGGATCAGCAGTATCTAAAGTACCACTACTTAACAGTTCAGCAACAACCAGCAGTGTAGCTATGCTTACTTCAACATTATCAAGGGCTCCAGAGGACAATAACTCTTGCACTGCTAATATATGCTTTTGAGTCAATGCTACATTATTGAGTGAGCCAGTGCCTGATAACTCTTGAACAGAAAGAAGATTTTTCTGTATAAGTGCCACATTATCTAACACACCAGCTGACAATAACTCTTGTAATACAAGAAGGTGCTTCTGTGTTAAAGTTGGGCTATCAAGGGTTCCAGATGATAATAATTCCTGCACTGTGAGAGTATGCTTCTGTGTGAGTATTATATTATCAAGTAGCCCTATACCAGCAAGGTCTTCAACAGTAAGAGTAACACCCTCCAGCAGAGTAGATAATTGTACCAGGGTTATGCTGGGCTCAAATATCTTATATGGATCATAATTATATAATTTCACTTCTGCATCAGCAATGGCACGATTATGAATACAAAGATGATTAATTCTACCAGTAAAATATGATACAAAAGTACTACGTTCCAAAACCCCAATATTTGCTTTGTCTAAAATCGACATATCACCAACTGTGTCAGTGTTAGTCCCTTCTAATTCTCCATCAATATAAATAGAGCGATAGCTTTTATTTTTCTGAACTATACTGACAGTATGCCAGCCATCATTAACAGGGGTTGTTCCTTTAACTTCAGCCTTCCATACATTATTTTCTTTGATGAGGAATCTGGCAGAATATGGGGATGTTTCTTCTATGCCTAAAAAAAGCGCCCATTCAACATCACCACTGTACCCCTCACCATATATTATGCCTGTAAGCGCAGTATTGAAGAATGTGGCACTAATTGTAAAAGCATCATTGTTATTGATAAGGACTTTTGGTATTGAAACTCTATCAGTACCGCCGAAGTACAGGCCTTCAGGGGTCCAATCAGCCCCAATGTTAGTGCTGTGATTATTCTCAATACTTGAATCAAAGACCTTATCACCAGTCTTTTCATTCATTAGCAAACAGCCAACCAGCCCCTTAGATAAAGAATGCTTTCTATTTGGCTGAATACCAAGCCTTGGTTTAGGTATATGGATCATATTAAGTAATCACAAAATTCACAGATGCATCTTCATCAACTGCATCGGTTGAGAGATCAAGGGCAGCTATAGGAGAGCCAAGGTGTTTTTCAATATCAAAATCAGCAGCATCAGATGGCCAATTTGTATTGTCATCAGATTCCTCAAGGTACAAATATATAGTTCCATCAGTACTTGATAAATCAGCAATCACCTCGAAAAAACCAGCAGCAATTCCCCAATAAAGATTTGAGGTATTGTCTTGAACATCTCCTTCAGACTCACCATCAATAGCAATAGTCCCTGTTGTAAACCCCATATCATCTATTATTGAAGATCCATAAGTAAGAACTCCTGAAATAAGTTTCCATGGACGCATCCGGACATTGATCCTTGCTCCATCTGCAAAAGTCAATATCTGATCAGTTTTATTTACTTGCCTTAGTCTCCAATATGGTGCAAGCATAATACTCCTTATTTATTAACATATGGTTCTTCTGGCTTTATTGAGCCAGGAATGATTGAAGTAAATATTTTTTCTGCTTCTGTTAAAGTCAAAGGGAAAGATGCTGCAATTAATTTAGAAGCAGTCTCTTTATCAAGTTCCCCAGTGTTCACTTTATTAACAATTTCAAGCATGGCAGTTACCTGAGCCCCATTTAAAGCAGCATTAGGATCAACTTTGCCTTCCAATTCTTCACCAAAATTTAATTCAGTTTCAGTTTTTTCTTCTTCAACTCTATTTTCATCAATAGAGACATAAGTTCCTTGTTCAGCAAGCTCTGCTAAAACATCTGTTGAATGAACAACATCTTGATCCAAGTATATCTGATCTCTTTGGGAAGTTTTAAGATCAACATCTGCTTGCTCTGTTTCAGTCAATTGCTTCAAAGGCTTGAATTCATATTCAAATTCTTCAGCAGCAGACAGAACTGATCTCAATATAATTTTATCCATCCAGTCAATAGGGGATCTCAGCTCATTTTCCTGAAGGGATTGGATAGAATCATAATAATTAAGCATATCTGATTCACCTGTAGCATTCTGCCCAGCTGGAGAGATCCCCAGCAAGCGGGTAACAGGGATATTTGAAGCACCAGCAACTTTCTGTATAAAACGGTCATCTATCTCTGGAAGCTGTGCAAATGTGTTTGTCTTTTTATCATATTCATCTTCTTTATCCAGAGCAATTCCATTGATGATACTTTTCATTTCATGTGCAATTCTCAACCGCTTGGTAACCAGGTCATCTCTGCCTTCTGCTACCAAGGAATTTAGCCCACTGATTCTGTACACATCTATATTTGATTCATAAACTAAATCACTTATAGACTGTGATACTATCTGGCTATCAGATATTGGTTCAAAAAGATTGGTGAAGATGGAGTTGCCCCAATAATTCTGCTGCTCCAGCTCCAGTAAAGTAGTCAGATCCCCATCAACCTTGACTAAGCGGCTGTGGTGTATTCTTTGGCCATCCCTACTCACCATATAATACTCAGGTTTACCAAAATTAGATGATAGAATATCTCTATTGATTGCTTCTGGATAAATATTGTATCTATCTAAGACAATAAAATTCTTGAGGCTGCCTTCTTTTATACTTTCTACAACCAGGGGCTCCTCCTGATCATCTCCTTCTATAATAACCAGGATAACTGAACCCCCGAAGACTCTGGCCCACTTAAAGGCCAGGTTAATTTTACCCTTCACATCAAATTCTTTCAGAGCAACTTCAATTTTCTTCTTTTTATCAGCATCAGGAACCAGAATATTTCTCCATTTCCTGGTGGCATCATCAATAGGAATGTCTACAACCTTTGCAGCCAACCAGTTATACACATAAAGATTGTTGGCAGTTACCTGGTTTATCCTAAGACCCATCTCATATGTGACTGAGGATCTTGGATCTTTGCTTGTGCCAAGCCCTTTGATAATATTTTTAAAGCCATCTTTAAAAGCAGTAATAATTGGATTCATTTATTCAACTTTATAATTTATGAAGATTAAAATTGCCATGGAGATTTAAAATGTTAGCAGTCCCATCACTTTGTACAGCTAACCATATGATATCCCCTTCAGCAACTGTAAATATTGCTGTTGCATTCGCACCTTTTAAACTATTATTCTCATAAATTCTTTCTGATGTTGATTTTATTTGTTCAGCAGCATTGATATACATTTGCCAGCGCAGGGTGCATGCAGCTGCTGGGGCAGTATTCATATCCCAAGTAGATGCATAAGCACCTGCTGAGCCTGCACCTACAATAAGGTGGGTGCCCTGATCCCAATCTGATACTCCACCATCTGCGGAAAAAGTTGCATCTATATCATAATAATCAGTACTGACAGAAGAAACTGTATGGACTCCATTATATGCTGCAACTGTAGAGCCCCTACCTGTAACAATAGCACCATTTGATAGGCCATGACCAACAGAATTCACCCTTGTAAAGCCTGCTCCACCAGTGCCTATTTGGAAAGAAGTAATCACTCCGGTGCTGCCTGCATTGAATGTAAAGCCATTGAGTGAGCCTACGGATATCTGGCGCAAGGCAATTGGGATATTGGCAGTTTCAATAATAGTATTTACTGCATTGTCATAAATATATGCTTCCCCATATTTGCTTTTAACTAACCCATTTGATATTTTTTTATAACCAGACATTTATTTCACCAGGTAAAGTGTTTTATTGAGCCTGCTATTGGTGCAGCACTTTCATATTTATAATTGACTACTCCATTATGACTAAAATCATCCAGAGTCAATGCAGCATCAGATCCAACAATAATTTCAGATGTGATAGCACTGTTAGTAAATTCAACCATTATAGGCTGATCAGTTTCATTAACCAGCATGAAATGGTTATACACTCTTTCCATATCCAGGTCCACCAATAAGCCAAAATTGGCAGGGATAGCCCCAAAAAGCTTCTCTGTTTTTATTATTTGATTTATTGCTCTTGGTTGCATCAGTCTGCCTCCATTGCTGCTTGTAATAAATTGCCTTTATCCTCATTTATAAAAGCAACTTCTACAGCAGTCATAAGAGTGTCAATATCATCATCAAAATCACCATTAGGGAATTCCCTACCTTCTTTAGTGAGATTGCCAACATCTGGTATTTCAGCATTCAAGACCACTTTCCCTGCCTCTATGAATGGCAATGCATCTTCAGCCCTAAAATACTTGTCTGTGTGCCGGGGCACTTCAATCACTTTCAGTCTTTTGCGCCTTAATTCTTGGAGCAGGCCTGTACCTGAAGATTTATCTTCAATATACATACCCCTCAGCACAGGGTCAGTCAAATTTATACGCCTGGTATCATGCTTTCTATAGAATATTTCTGCTTCTTTCCGCAGGTCAGGAGCCTCAAACTTCTCTCTTATCTTGTCTAACAGGTATATCCTATCATCAATCCCATAACCCCAACACTGTAATATGGTCCAATCATTCTGTGTTTTTATTTTCTGTGCAGTATCTGCTGTAATGAACTTGTACTTCAGTTGAGGCAGCACTTCCCACCATCCCCACCAATAATCTTTGAATAAGTTACCACCGGTAATAACTGGATTGCCTTGATACAGTGCTTCCCAGCTGGCTGGAGCCATTAGAACTTTCTTGCCACTTAAGAACTCTAATGACTTCAGCTCAGGGAATAAGGGCTCACCCTCCTTTCTGTGCTTTTCATCCTCTGTGGCAATGGCTTGGTAATTTATAAGCTTCATCACCCCTTTGAGTTGGTCTTTTATTTTCAGTAATCGGGCAATGATATCATGAATAGTCCACCTTGTAGTAATAATAAGGAGACCAGCCTTATCACTGAACCTGGTATTGAAATCATCTGTGAACCAGTCCCAAATCTTTTCACTCCAGGTCTTGCTGTTAGCCTGTTCCCTGCCCTTTACAGCATCATCTATCACACCCAGGTCAAGACTTTCTCCAGTAACTGGACCACCGGTGGTAGTATTTCTAAACTGGCCTCCAGTGGGATTTCCAGCTCCATCAACAAACTCAATCTGCCTGCTATTCCTTCTGGCTCTATCAGAAACAGTTACAGCATTGCTCCTGGACACTCTCATATCAGGGAATATTTTTTGGTGCTTCTCACTATCAAAAAACCTTTGTAGTTGAGTGTTGCATCTTACACCCAGAGTGTCTGAATAGCTTGCATATATCGACCTTATTTCAGGCCACATGCCACTAACCCAAGAAAGAAAATCAGTAACTGCCCAAGATTTTCCATGCTGAGGAGGGGACTGGATAAGAAGAACTGGCCTTTTGCCTGCCCTAAGATCTGAATAGAACTGCTGGAAATGCTGGGCCATATCACTTAGGAACCAGCCATCAACATAGGTCTCTGCTCTCATATACTTCCTATAGGCAAGAAAATTGGTCCTGGATTTCTGGATCCACCATTCTTCTATTAAGTCTATGTCTGATGCTGTTAGTTCCATTTATTTTTTAATGAACTTTCCTACAAGGTTCCCAATCAGGCTTACAGCAGGAGAAGTTTTTGATACTGCCTCATACTTCTGAGCCTTCTCTTTGTACCTTTTTCCAAAATAAGAATTCACAATTCCTGCAGAGATACCAAGCACAGCAGCTATCAGAGGCCAGATGGATGCTACTGCGTCAACCATCTCTTTATCCCCAGTGACAATCGCATAGCCAATCGGTCCAAGTGTGATTACGACCCCAAATCCAATCAGGTTGGATTGAGCCCTTGCTATTGCTGGCCGGGTGCTATTTCCTGTCTTATCAACATCCGCTAAAGCCTTGATGACTTCTACATGGGCAGATATCTCTGCAAGTTCCACATCAAATTTCTTTGATAATACTTCTGCCTGTTTATTTTCTGGCAGCCCGGCAATGGCTTCCAAGGCTTGTGTGCCTGTGGTATTCTCAGACAGCTGTTTATCCCTTGGCAGGATATCATTCACAAAGCCTAATATCTCAGAGACCACTCCTAAAGGCTGTATACTCTTCAGGGCAGTCCCTCCAATTTTTAGTAAGATCTTTCCAAATTTCATTTTATGCCTCAACTATCTCAAAGTCAAATTTTTCAACACCTTCCAATATACTCAAGAATTCTTTGACTGTTTCTCCAGAGTTAAGTATAGCTCTATGCTTCTCAAGCACCCCAAATTTCCTTGCTAATAAGATACACCCCTTAGTATTCCTTGCTAAATTACCACAGTGAAAGAGGATGTGACTTCTATTAGGCACATTCATTACTTCAAAGGTATTGCCATACTTAGGAGAATTTACTCTTTTACAGATGTAGTTACCACAAGGGACACAAGATATATTTCTTCGGTTATCTCTATCTGGCTGTTCTAAGGTCACACAGAATGCACAGCCCTCAATCATTAGAGTCCCAAAGGTACCATAGCCTAAATCTTCAATTCTTATTAATTTTATTTGCATAATCTGTATTGCACTTTATTAAAGGTTTAATTTCTTGGGTTCCTGGTCTGCTTATAGGAGCTTTATCAATTCTTACTACTGAGCTTTTGGCTGGGGTAGCTAAATTGGCCATAAATGCAAGCAATATCACAGCCACTGCTCCATAGACCACTTTCTGAAGTGTCTTAATTTTATAAGTACTCACTTCACACGGTAGAGTTGATACTTTTGACTTTATGTCAGCAAGATCTATCAGCATAGCATCTTGCTTTGTTTCCATACGTATAACAGTAGTAAAAATTTTGTCATCCACAGTCAACGTCCAAGTTATCATAAGAATTAATAGAAGGTAATGGAATGCCTCTTTTCTTCATTTCTTCTTCTGCATCAAAGTTGTTCTGATTGTTGTTAATTACTACCGCTGGTTCAGTGTCTTCTTTAATACCATAAACATTCGATGACAATAGTTTTATTAAGCCATTGTTGACATTGCCAGAGGGCTCAAATGCATGAGTCCTGATTTTGTTTCTCCATTTCATAGCTCCAATTTCGAGACCGCTTTCCATGGCGCGCTTAAATTCAGGAAATACTCTCATCCAGTTCAATAGTGTTGACTTGGGACATTGAAGGGCATTGCAGCAATGAGATTTTGTCTTACACTGAGTGCCAGTGGATAACAACTTAAATACAATATCACAGTACTCAGGTTTGTATGCATAAGTGCCATATTTTCTGTTTCGATTTCTATCTATTGGAGAGATGACTTGTTCTTCATCTTCTGAACGGGTATGATCGGGTAACTTGTCTGACATCTTCAGTCCTCTTAGTAAATATAGTTTCTTTCCTAATATAAAAAATAA